TGTGATCTTATCTTCAAGATCAAACCTGTCAATGTCAGCTTTATCAATTTGTTTTTTAAGTTCAGTCACTCCAGCTACCCTCTCTTTCAAAGTAATCAAGTCTTTCAGCCTCTTCATTGAATACGACTCCTGGGCTAAAGTGGATGATAACACGCTTGACTGCTTTAATATATTTTTTATCATACCTTAAATCTTCTTTCTGATGTGGTTTTAAATCATCCTTCATAGCTTCTAATCTATCTATCTGCTCTTCAGTACGAAAGTAACTATCAATAAGAACCTTACGTACCAATTCATCGAGCATTTCATCATCTACTTTTAGTAGCATATAAGTTACTCCTATTTTAAAATGGGGCTAAACCAATGCTGTCTATCTGTTCCTTGTTCTTTTTCTTCTCCAGCATCTTGTTGTACTTCATTATCTTCGCTCTCACTTCCGGTGTCTTGAACGGGAATGTCCACTGAGCCATCGTAATCCCACTCGGATGTGTCCCAGGATTCATCGTAATCCAATTCTCCGGTATGTGATTCATCTGCTGCTTCTTCATCGTATTCATTCTCAACATTCTCCAATTGTTTGATAGCTTCTTTGAGTCTAATCTCAATATCCCATAATGCAAACTCTACAGGGTCTACATCAGTTTGTGATTCTCTAAACTGTGTGTGTTCATTGTAATAGTAAGCACTTAGTGTTGCTACATTTGCATAGATTCTTTCTAAAAGGTTAATGATATTGTCCATTAATACACCACTTCAATTGTTCCCAAAGTAGATCTATTCTTTATCCAAGCTTTAGGTATGTGCATTCTAGCGTTATTGCTTTTCCTAGACACAGTAGATGCAATGCACACAGCATCCTTTGTCTCATTCACAATGTATCCTACCGTGACACATTTGTCTACCAGTGCAGTTGTATTATCTTCCCATCCTACAGAACCAACTGCATCTATCCACTCAACATGAACTAGCTTGTATGTGATCTTCTTTGTCATACTGGCACTTTCACTAATTTAAGTTCGGTAATAGGTATTTGAAAGAAATACTCACCTTCATGTACGTACCTATTAGGTACTTCGACTAAGGGGGCAGTAATAAGTGTGCTGCCCTCACAGAGAAATACGTGAGTCTGTTCGTTATTAAATACCATGAAAGTACACGGAAGATCAAGTCCGATATATTTTCGCTTCCTTTCAGGTATTTGTAAGGTATCGTACTGAAAAGCCTCCCCCGTCCATATCCTTTTAATTTCAACCTCACTGTAGAATCTGGCATTCTCTGTCTCTATGGTTAGATCAGGTACGTTATTGTTTGTATTCTCGTACACATTGTATCCTAAGGCTTTCCAATATCTCACTGCTGCTGCTTTTGCAGGTGTATCATTTTCTGTGTGCAATGATCTACTGAATCGCTTCTTTTTACCCATGACAGCTAAGGCATTCTTCAGCATCTTGAAGTGCATTCCTTTCGATCTTCAAACCGATCTTATCAGCTTGTACACCTGCACTGGTACGCAGATAATACAAACCTTTTAATCCAGACTTCCATGCCCTTAAGTGTACTGCATTCACATAGGACTTGGGGCTACCTGAAGGGAAGAATAAATTAAGGGACTGTCCCTGGCAAATGAATGCCTGTCTAGCTGCTGCATGTGTAATTACCCAGCTTTGATCTAGTTCAAATGCAGTCTTAAATACATCCTTCTCTTCTTTAGTGAGGAAGTCTAAGTGCCTCACAGAACCTTCGTTCATAATAATCGTTTGCCAGATCTCCGGTGTATCCATGTCATACTTGGAAAGAATCTTTTGTAAGTACTGGTTCTTAACAAGATGCGATCCTGCACGAGTTCTGTGAACGTATGCGTTAGACTTAATAGGCTCAATGGAAGCAGAGCAACCGCAAATAATACTACTGTTAGCGTTTGGAGCAATAGCAATAAGATGTGCATTGCGAATGCCTGTACCTTTGAGATCATTAGGCTCACCTCTTTCCTCTGCCAGCTTACGTGTGGCTATCTGTGCATTCTGTTGTATGTGTTTAAACATCCTGCGATTAGCTACTTCAGCCATGACACCTTCAAAGGGGATGCCATGTAACTGTAGGTATCCATGGAATCCCATAGCACCTAAGCCTAAAGATCTCTCACACTCAGCACTGAATCTAGCTTTGTAGATATCATCTGGTGCGTTGTCAATGAAGGCTTGCAATACGTTGTCTAGGAATCTAATGAGATCCTGAACCATATCCGTGTGTACCCACTCATCGAACTTCTCTAGGTTCACACTAGACAGGCAGCATACTGCTGTACGTTCTTCGCTAGTAGCTAAGTGAATCTCATTACATAGGTTACTGCCATGTACCTTTAAGCCTAGCTTCTTCTGTGTAGCATTAAGACCACGATTAGCTGTATCAATGAAGTTAATATACGGACTACCTGTACGGAACCTAGCTTCTAGTAATCGTTCCCACAAGTCACGTGCTTTGTATGTACCACGTGCTTCTTTTGTAGATGGATCTTTAAGTTGCCAATCGAGATTCTTCTCTACTGCTTCCATAAATGCGTCAGTGACATTGACTGCGTTAAATAGATTGAAGCATTTTCGATTGATGTCACCACCAGTTGGTACTTTAAAATTAATAAACTCGATAACATCAGGGTGACTAATATCCAGATACGCTGCATAACTTCCCTTACGTGTCTTGCCTTGTTTATAGGCAGTCATCTGACTATCTACAACCTTCATAAAAGGTATAGGTCCTGGTGCTTTATCGCTGACACCACGTACATCAGACCAGTGTCCACCTACACCACCACCTTTTACAGATAGCCATGCCACTTCTGCATTATGATCAATCAGTGATGGCAAGTTATCGCCTACATAAGTAAGAAAGCATGAGATAGGTAAAGCCTTAAAGTACTCACCTATACGTGGTGCATTGCTAAGTACAGGACTTGCATACATGAACCAACCCTTAGATGCATAGTCATAAATACGTTGTGCAAATGCTTTGTCATACTCACAATAGGCTAGTGCTGCTCTAGCGTATGCCTCTTGTGGCGATGTCTCTCCAGGAAGCATATAGTAGTCTTGTAGCAACTGTTTTGCTTGATCGGACAATAGCAAATCTCTATTTATGTCTAGGGTAATACCGTGATAATCCATCACTCTAGCCCTTCAATGTTAATAACAATATCATCCGTTGATTCTGCACCCATGTCATGCATGGCATTAATGACAGCATCTCTAATCTCATCTTCAAGATATAGTATGTCTGTGTATGTACGTGGCATTTCTTTCTTATCGAATGTCACATTGAAACTAACATCCACAAAAACATTGCCATCTTCTAAGTCTTCAATGTCATCGAACAAACTAAATAGACTCACTACCGCCCTCCATAAGTTCAATGGCTTTATTGAGATACCACCTAGCTTTCTTAGCATCTTCAATCATCTTGCCTTTGTGCATCATACGCATGGTGTACTTCAATACATTACCTCTGCAGTGTGCAATAGCACCTTCTTTACCAAGTACATCCACGATGATATCAATAGTCTCGTACTTGCCATAGTTGTAGTGTGCAGGACTATTCACCATGTCAGACATCATGCATTCCCTTTGGTCTTAGTCCAGGCATTAAGCTTGTACACATTGGCAGATGAATCAATAACACTCTCAACTTCATCTAAAGAGTCTTGGTCTAAGAGTTCACCAGCTTCAATCAACTGTACTGTCTCTTCTAAAACTTGATTATAAAAATCTTCATCACTAGTTAGAAGTCTAAAGCATGTTACCATGAGGTTTGTTATATCTTCTAAAGCTTCATTGGAATCTTCACTTGACTTTTTTCTTGGCATGATAACTATATTTAGATCAAGTGTACCGTTCCACTTATCTTTTGTGAAGTTAGGTCTGAGTACGAGAGCTACATCATCATTCATAAATGCATCACTGGGAACCATCTTTTTTATCCTTAAAGACTGTTAATTTTTCAATCGTATAATGCTTAGGCTCTTCTTGTGTCCATGAATCAGGTACAAGTTTTACTGCATACTTAAATCCATTCTTATCACACCAATCACCGTATGTAGTTTTAGATGACTTACTAAGCTTTCTATCTGCCCGTTCAAACACAAACCTTATATCTAAATGTGGATGTTGTTTTTTAACAAGTAAATGTTTACGTCTATCTTGAGGGGTAAACAATCCTTTCGTTTCTATGATAACACCATTGGGAAGTAGGAAGTCTGGTGTGTACTTTCTGTACATGAGATCTTCCCACTCGATCTTGATAGCTTCATACTTAGCTGCAATACCTTGGTGTTTAAACTGCTCTTGTACTTTAATCTCCAGGCTACTACGGAATCCATATGCCTTGCCTACTGCCCACGCCTTGTGGGTATCATGCATTGTCTTTACTTTCATCTTCTTTCTTCTTGATAAAGACGTACGAGACAGTGGGGGGATTTTCTGCCCTTGAGACAAGTGATGGTCTTTCTTCAAGCCCTTCCCAGCATGCATACCTGTAACTACACCATTGACATTCTTTACCGAGGATCTTATTACCTGTCGGTTTATTGTAGTAGGTTTCTTCTTGTGCCTCATAGCATCTACGAAATACATTCTCCGCAAGTTCTGCAGCAATTGCTTTAATATTCTCCGCATAGACATCTACATTCAATCCATCTGCAGGTACATACTTGAACTGACCATTAGCTTTATTAACTACCCACCAACCTCCAGCTTCAATGCCCATAGCTTTAGCATAACCAGCTAGCTGTGCTAAGTATCCAAAAGAATCACTGGCAGCTAATGTTTCATATGTCTTAAACTTATTCTCATATGACCACGGTGAAGCAGACTTAACATCATCTACCTTACCGTCCATAATGATGTCAGGTGTGCCATGAATTTTGTACTCATTTAAATCTAATGTGACCTTTGTACCATCCTCATACGCTACACCTGACTGTTTAAGCAGACCTTTAAATACAGCTTCAATAATATCCCCTATCATCATGTTCATGATAAAGGTAGTACTATGTGGGATAGCTTTATGCGGTTC